ATCTTCAAAGTAGTATTAATTAATATATAAATAGTATGATAATTAAAATAGAAACTAAATATGAAACATATACAACTGAATTTACAAATGTAGATGTAAGTATGGAGCAAATTACAAAAGCATTAACTGGTATGTTATTGAGTTATGGATGGGATATAGATATTATAAAAGAATATTTAAAAACAGAAGAAGATGAGTGATATAGCAAAATGCAAAGATAGTTTATGTCCTTCAAAAGATTACTGCCATAGGTTTACTGCTCCAGCAAGTTTAGTTTATCAAAGTTATGGAGGATTTAGTAGAGATGACGATGCAGATAACTGCGATATGTTTTGGCCTAATGGAAAGGAATCTACCAAGTGTAAATTAAACGGAGTTAAAAGAGACGGAGAGATTTGTAATTTAGATTACTGTACGTATCCAAAGTGCGTAAATGATACGTACTGCACTAAATGCCATCAAACTGATGGTGTACATAAAATGGGATGTGAAACAATAAAAATACAAATCAATTTATGAGTGCATCAAACTACCAAAGAATTAAAAGAGTTATGAATTTTTACTATAAAAGAGGAGTAAATAAAGAAAGCGTAAATAGTGTGTATTTTAAAATAATAAATTTAAAAAAATGACAACAACAGAAAACAACAACAGGAATAATTTTATAATAACTATTGTATTTAGTTTTATAGTTTTATTATTTATGACTTCGTGTGGCTCTAGAAAGGTAGCAAAGTCTAAAACTCAAGAACAAGAGCAAAAAACTGAAAAATCTACTCTTGAAATTGAAACGAGGGTAACTGACAACACTAAAATAATTGACACTTCAACAAGTGATGAGATAGAGATATGTCCAGTATCTGACACAATACCTATGGTTGTAAATGGAATAACGTACATAAACGCTAAAATTAAGCGTTCAAAAAAGAAAAACAATATAAGTATAGTAAAAGATGTAAAAGTCCAACAGAACGTACAAAAAAGCGATTTAAAGACGGTTAAAACAAACAAAGTAGTTGAAACAAAACAAACAGAACGTAAACAGTCTTATTGGTGGCTACTTTGGTTTTTGTTATTAATACCAATATACATCCTTTGGAGAAAGTATAAAGGATTAATTTTTTGGTCCCTATAATAATCTAAATTTGGGACAAGATATAATGGAAAATATTATCTAAAAATAACTGTATACTGGAAAATGAAAGATAAAAAATGCAAAGTTTGTCAAAATAAATTCACTCCAGTGCAGTTTGCACAATCGGTATGTGGTTATAAGTGTGCAATAGAGCATTCAAAGAAACTTAAACAACTAAAAGACCAAAGAGAATGGAAGGCAGAGAAAGCCATTTTAAGAGACAAACTCAAAACTCTAGGTCAATATGAGGCAGAAGCTAAAAAGTCCTTTCAAAAGTGGGTTAGAATGCGAGATAATAAACAACCTTGCGTAAGTTGTGGAATAGAAAATACAGAACTCTGGGATGGCGGTCACTATAAGAAAGCAGAGATATACTCAGGGGTTATATTTGATGAGAGTAACTGCCATAAACAATGCAGAAAGTGTAATAGGTTTCTGGGAGGTAACGAATTAAATTACAGATTAGGACTTATTAAGAGATACGGAATAGAATATACGGATGAGATAGAAGCGAAAGCAAACGAAACTAGAAACTATAAGTATACAAAAGAGGAATTAATAGGTAAAAAATTAAAATATGATATTTTAATAAAAGAGTTTGGTAAACTTAATTAAATTACTATATTTGTAAAGATTTTGTTAATCATAATATTACTTTGTTTTTGTTTGAAAGTCCCAGTCTTTTATTAGGTTGGGATTTTTTTTTAATCTTTTTTTAAAAATAATTGCAAAAAAGTTTTTTTATTAACAAAATGTTTATATATTTGTCCAAGCAATAAAGCTAAAAACAAAAACAAACAATATGAAAAACGAATTATTTTTAGAATTACAAAAAGCAAATTTAGATTTAGACAGATTTTTTAACATCTCGATTAATCACTCAAACGTAAGAGCTATGGCAGATTACGACACACAACTAGAGCAAGATTTATTAAACGATAATTTTGTAAGATTTTATGGTTTATACGATAAAAAAAGATTAGATATGATTGAGTACAAAAAAGGTAATTTACAAATCGTTTTAAGCAAGTAATTATGAAAAATTTTTTAAAAGCAGAGAACCAATTTAAATTTATAATAGTTGTATTGTTTTATATACTTTTACAATTTTGCAGATGAGAAAATATTTAGTAACATACTGGTCAGAGCATAGAGATGAGTGTACGGACTTTGAAAGAGTAATAGAGGCACAAACATTTGAACAAGCATTTAACTTATTTTTAAAAGAGAATGTAGTTTTTAAGAGAATTGACTCAATTAAAGAAATAGCAAATGGATAGTAAAGACTGGGCCGAGATATACGCAGAGATGCGAAGTGTATTTGAAAGAGACAAAGAATTAACTCACATAGAATTAACATTTAACATTAAGCCTGTAGTATCGGAAAAAAAAGTAGCAAAAATTAACATTAAAACATATAAAGATGACAATAGAATTAATAGATAATATAGAGTTTGGAGGAATAGATTGGGAGGATAATAAAGATTATAGCGATATTTATATTGTAAGTGCAGACTACGATGGTAGACCGATGGACTCTGACCAATTAGAGGAGATAAATAAAGATATACTAATGATTGCAGAATTATATGAAAGAGATGGAGATTAAAGATACTAGATTTGTATTGTTAGAAGAGGGAAAGCCTTTCATACTTTTACTCACAGAAAGACAAGCAAAGCAAGAGCAAAGAAAATATAAAGAATTGCATCCAGATTTAGACTATACAATTTTTTATGATGAATATTACGAGTACAGTGAATATAATTAATTTAAAACTAAAACAAAATGAAAGCAAACGAAAACTGGAGTACAAAAGAATTGGTAAATTTTTTAAGCCAATCAAACGAAGCCTTAAGAATTGAAAACTTACGCTTAATGGACGAGGTCGAAAGACTGACAAATAACATCGAAGTTCACCAAGCAGAAATAGTAAGCAATTATTACGAGGATAAATTTTATACATTTACACAAACTAATACTAATTATTTTAAAACAACTTAAAATGAGCAAAACAGTTATTCAATTTAATGAGCCTATTCTTTTATGCATAGGAGAGAAACTTTGCAAAATACAGCAAGAGTTTAAAGCAAAAAAAAGTAGATTTAATTCCTTTGGGAAATATAGCTTTAGAAGTGCAGAGGATATTCTAGAGGGATTAAAGCCTATGAATGAGAAATACGGAGTTTACTTTACAATTAATGAGCAGTTAATAAACGCTAACCCTCCTGTAATGACATCGGTTGCTACTATTTGGGATTGTGAAAGCGGAAAGAGTATTGATTGTTCTGCTGTAGTAGGAGTAGATTTACAACAAAAAGGAATGCAAACACCACAAGCGTTTGGAAGTGCATCCAGCTACGCTAAAAAATACGCTTTAGGGAACTTACTTTTAATAGACGATACTGCGGATGCTGATGCAACAAATACTCACTCTAAAGAGCCTATAAAAGCAAAAGAGACAGTATCTTTGGAAATAGGTACAGAGGCATATAATAAAGCAGTTGACTATTTAGCTGGAGGAGGAGACATAGAACTAATAGAGAAAAAATACAAATTAACTAACGAAGTAAAACAAGCACTTTTAAACAACAAATAAGATGGAAATACAAGGAGAATTAATCGTTATAAACGAAACAGAAACAATCGGAGCAAAAGGATTCCAAAAGAGACTAGCAGTAGTAAAAACAGATGAGCAATATCCTCAGACTATTCCAGTTGAATTTACTCAAGAGAAAGTTTCCTTATTAGACAACTTTAAACTAGGAGACATAGTTAAAATAGGTATTAACTTAAGAGGCGCAGAATGGAAAGGTAGATACTTTGCAAACATCCAAGGCTGGAATATAAACAAAGGAGAAAGAGAGAAGTCAGCTGGTAGTTTTATGCCAGATAGACAAACACAAAATGCAAAGGTTGTACAATTACAAGAGGACGATTTACCATTCTAAATATAATAGGCTGGATGTAATAGTCCAGCCATTATTTAACAAACCAAAACAAATGCTAATAGATTACAACAAACAACTAGATATTCTTCGCCAGATTAGGTCTGGTAAACTCAAAGAGGGATTAAAACTAGACATCCCTCAATTAGACGAATACATACGTTTTAAGACATCCAATTTTAATATAGTACTTGGACACGCAAACGTAGGTAAAACAACTTCTATTCTTTATTTAATGCTTTGTTATTCTTTAAAGCACGATTTGAAATGGTTAGTATGCAGCACCGAGAATGATTCATACTCACTAATAAGAAAATTAGTTGAGTTTCTGGATGAGACACCTATTAATTTAGTTTCTGAAAGCAACTTTAAAACTCATACCGATTTTATTAATAGTCACTTTAAGTTTGTTGACAATGCAAAGATGTACGATTATCATTCTGCTATTGATATGTTTAAAAGTGTAAAAAAACAATTTAATTACAATGGCATATTACTTGACCCTTATAATGCTTTAATTAAAGATAACGATTTAATGAAAAATTTAGGAGGTCACGAATACGATTACCAAGCCTGTACCGAAATGAGAATGTTCTGCAAAGAATTTAAAATTAGTTTATGGTTAAATACTCACGCAAACACAAACGCTTTAAGAATGGTTTATAGAAACGACCACCAATTTGCTGGGCATCCACTTCCACCAATGGCAAGTGACGTAGAGGGAGGAGGAAAGTTTGTTAATAGGGCCGACGATTTTATAGTAGTGCATCGATTAACTTTACATCCACAATTATACACAACTACAATGTTACATATACGAAAGATAAAAGAGATAGAAACTGGAGGCAGACCAACTAGTATTGATAATCCAATAGAAATCGTAGCTTTACAAAATAATGTAGGCTTTAGTATAGAAGGAAAATCTATTTTAAGGACTATAAAAGAAAGTCAACTTAATTTTTTATAAAATGAATATACTCGATGTTCTCTATTTAAAGCATTCCACTTGGTTAAAATATGTAAAATCATTTGGCTGCCCAGATGACATCGCAGAGGACTATGTCCAAGAGATGTATATTAAGATTTATAATTATAGTCAAATAAAAAATAACGATTTGATGTATGATGGAGAAGAGGTAAACTTCTTTTTTGTATACGTTACTTTAAAAAATATGTACCTAGATGATTACAGAAAGAATAAAAAGAAAATACTAGTAAACATAGAGGATGTTATTTTAATAGAAGAGCCAAGCGAATATTCAGAGGACAAGTTTTACTTCCAGAAAGATTTGGTTAGTAATTGGGTAAAAGAATTAAACAACGAAATAGACTCAATAGATGAGCATACAGAGTACAAAGCAAGTCTTTGTTATATAAAGTTTATTTATCAAAAGATATTCGTTGAAAGCTACTCTATTACAGATTTAAGCGAAGAGACAAAATTAAGTTACTGGAGCATTAGAAACACAGTTAAACGAATTAAACAACAGATAAAAAATGAAATTTGATTTAAACGAGCAATTTACAAGCGATTTAAGAGCCGATAACCTATTGAGTAAATACTCACTACCATATTTAAAAGATGTTATAAATGGGCTTATTCAAAACGCTAAAAACAAAGGAGAGATAAAAGAGTTAAACTACTGGAACGAAGTAGCAATAGAAATTAAAAAAAGAATAGTATGAAATATTTATTATTATTATTTGCATATGAATTTATCAGGTCAAAATTAATTTGGTTATGGCATTATCTAATTAAAAAAGGAGAGTAATGAAAGAGTATAAAACAATAAACCAAAACAAAGTAGATATGGAGATAGGTTATAAAGAAAAAAAACAAATGGCAAAGTATAGAAAACAATTAGAAGACTATAAGCAAGAGTTAAGAGACCACCATACATTTATATATTTTAAACTAGGGGATTATTTAGAATACTTATTTAGAGTTACAGGAGTAAAGTGGTTAGTTAAAAAAATATATCCTAATTGTAATTGCGATAAAAGACAAAAAGCATTAAACTTTAAAATAAAAAGAAGATGACAAAACAAGACTGGTTATGGTGGCAAACATTTAGAGATAATTTAAGAGGCACAATAACAAACGATGAGTATTTGAAAGTAAGTCAATTACACGCTAACTACTTTAATCATAAAGTAAACTATCCTTGCAAGTGTAGTCCTAAAATAATTCAAAGTTATATAGATGATTTAAACGAATTTTGGAGTACTAATCCAAAGCCTAGAGCAAGATGAGTAATTCGCACCATAAATGGGAGCAAGGTATAATTAAGATACTAAATTTAGACGGTTGGGATTTAGAATGGACTGGAGAAGAGTTTGAGCATTACGATGCAAGAGGCAAAACTCCGAAAGGATTTGATTGTGTAATAGAGTTTAAACTACGACACACATACTACCCAACTAAAATACTAGAGAAGTTTAAATACGCAAAATTAATGCAAATGGATTGTTTAAAATTTTACTATGTTTTTGATTTGAAAGGTAACTATCTTTATTATTTAGATACTTTAGAACTTCCAGAGGCAAGTGTATTAAACTGCAAAGCCACAACTGACTTTGATAATAACGAATTGATAAACAAAAATGTTTACTTTTTATCAGAAACCCAAGCAGCAATAATTAATAAATACTAAAAATTTGTTAATAAACTAAAAAAGATTATCTTTGTAAAACAAACTAAAACAAAAAAATATGAATGAATTAACTAAAACAGAAGCTATCCTCAAACAAATAATAGCAGAGAGAGAAAGAGCCAAAAAAGAACTAGATGAGCAAATAGAGCAAATCAATAGACTGGTAACGATATGATAGTTTTAATAGACGCCGACAGTTTAATATGGAGTAGTTGTTATAAGCAAAAAGAAACTCCAGAGGATAGTGGTTATCATAACATAGAAGAGGCCAAAGACAAGTACAACGAGGTAGTAATGAAAATCATTAATACTATTGAAGTAGACCACGAAGTAGATAAGGTTATAACATTTGCTGGAGCAAGAGGCAACTTTCGCAAACAGATAAGCAAAACATACAAAGCAAATAGAATAGACAGAGAAGTCCCTCCTATACTAAATGAATTGCAGGACTATGTCAAAGAGCAATACCAATCAAAGCAAGGTTATGGAGTAGAGACAGACGATTTAGTAGCAACCTACTGGACCAACTTAACAGAGACATTTGGAAGAGACGAAGTTATAATTGTTTCAATAGACAAAGACTATAAGCAACTGCCTTGCATCATTTATGACTACCATTATAAGAAACAATGCTATCACAATATAACAGAGCAAGAGGCAAAGTATAACTTCTGGGAGCAAATGATAATGGGAGATACTGCCGACAATGTAAACTTCTGCAAAGGATATGGCAAAGCATATTGTAAAAACGCATTTAAAGACTGTTTAAGCGATTATAATTATATTAGAGTAGTATTTAGTCTATTTAAAAAAATATACAAGCAGAAAGCACGAGAGCGATTTATAGAATGTTACTTACTTTTAAAATTAAAAACAAAATAAATGGAATACAAATTAATAGCCAACGAGATAAAAGATACACTAAAAGTAAATGTATTTGAGAACTCACGAAAGAGACCAATAATAGATGCAAGAAGTTTATTCTGTTACATACTACGCAAAGATTTTAATCTTACGTTACATAGTATAGCAGAGATATACAAGAGCAAAGGAAAAAATTACAATCACGCCACAGTTATTCACTCTGTTAATAATTACGAGTTAGCTTGTAAAGATGATAAAAGACTTGAAGAGATAAGAGGCAAAGTCTTAAAAATATCTAATCCTCAAGCAGTACTTATAAATAGAATAAGAGACATATACGACACAGACAGATTACAAGGATTACACAACTTAATAGACTTTCAAGAGCAACAACTAAAATAACAAAATATGGGCAAACCAAAATACATAGAGACACCAGAGATACTATGGCAACACTTTCAAGAGTACAAAAAAGAGACAAAGAGCAAACCATTCCTAGTTAAGGATTGGGTAGGTAAAGATGCTCTAGATGTATATAGAGAGAAAGAAAGACCACTCACTATTGAAGGCTTCGAATGCTACCTAGCAGATAAGAATATAATAGATAATTTAAGCCAATATTTTGCAAATACTGAGCAAAGATACACAGACTATCAAACCATCTGTTCACGTGTAAAAAAAGCTGTAAGACAAGACCAGATTGAGGGAGGTATGGCTGGTATGTACAATCCAAGTATAACACAAAGATTAAACGGATTAGTAGAGAAGACACAGACCGAGGTAAGTGTAACCAAGTTTGATTTTGATGAGTAGCATAAAAGGATATAAGCCACATATAAACCAGAGGCAAATACACGATTCAATTAATAATGAGCCATACAAATACTATGTCTTAAATATCGGTAGGCAGTTTGGTAAAACGATGTTGGCTATAAACCAAATGTTATATTGGGCAATTAATAACAGAGGATGTAATATTGCTTGGGTAACTCCAGTATATAAGCAAGGTAAAAAAGTATTTAGCGAATTAGAGAAGGCCACTAGGACAAGTGGCTTTTTTGATTTTAACCAAAGTGAGTTAACAGTTAAAGGATTTGGAAGTACTATATCTTTTTTCTCTGGAGAAAGACCAGATAATATTAGGGGTAATACATTTGACTATTTAATAATTGACGAGGTTGCATTTACTAGAGAGGAGTTATGGAGTGAGGTGCTTTCTGCTACAGTACTAGTCAAAGGTAAAAAGGTTATATTCATATCTACACCCAAAGGCAAAAATCATTTTCACACTCTATCACTTCAGCCAAATTATGACAATCGATATAAGTACTTTCACTTTACATCTTATGATACTCCATTCATAAATGAGTTAGATTTAGAAGAGCGAAAAAGAAGTTTACCTAGCCACATATTTAGACAGGAATACCTAGCAGAATTTCTAGATAATTCAAGTGGACTATTTGCAAATGTAAGAGAATGTATTGGAGAGCCAACAAACTCAAATGTATACTATGGAGGATTAGATATTGGACGAGCAGATGACTACACTGTACTAACTATTATAAACGAACACAAGCAAATAGTATATTGCGAAAGATGGCGACACGATGAGTGGACTAGAATTATAGAGAAGGTAGCAGTAAAGATAAACGAGTACAATGCAAAAGTATATGTAGAGGTAAACAACCAAGGAGATGTATTTTATGAGATGCTAAAAAAGATATGCGGTAAAAGAGTATATCCATTTGTAACAACCACAAAGACCAAGCCTATAATGATTGAAGACTTGGCAGTATTGTTTGAGCAGAAAGACATACAGATATTAAATATCAGTTGGCTAATAGATGAGTTAGAAGCATTCACGTACATATACAACCAAACAACACGTAACGTACAATATTCTGCACCACAAGGAGTACACGACGATAGTGTAATTAGTTTAGCATTATCTTACCAAGCAATCAAAGAATTAAAAAACAGAGGCACATACGCAATAAAATAATAACTCACAAATAAATAAATCAAACGTTATATAGTTATGAAATTAATAGTACCAAGCACACTAGAGGAGATTAGTTTAAGCAAGTACCAAAGGTATTTGAAAGAGTTTGAATATAGCAAGAGCCAAAAAAATCAAGAGACATATCTAGGTTTAAAAATGCTTGAGATATTCTGCGAGATAACAGAGGACCAAGCCAAACAAATAGATGCTGACTCGGCAAACAAAGTAGTAAAGATATTAGTAGATTTATTATCAGGAGATACTTTGCATATTGAAAGTTTTAAACTAGGAGGTATTGAGTTTGGGTTTATTCCTAAATTAGATAACTTATCATTCGGAGAATTTCTAGACTTGAATAATAACATAGACAACCTAGAGGATATTGTTACTGCTATGGGAGTATTATATAGACCAGTAATAGGAAGAGGCAAAGACGGAAAATATCTAGTAGAGAAGTACGAGGGAGACAAGTACCACGAGATACTAAAAGATATGCCTATAAATATTGTATTGGGTGCTAGGGTTTTTTTTTGGAATTTAGGCTTGGATTTGGTGACATCTACCCTTTGCTCTTTGGAGCAGGAAATGAGCAAGATGAGTACTCGACAGAAAGCCAATTTTCTAAAGAATGGGGATGGTTTGCTAGCCTCGCTGAGCTCGCTAAAAACGACGTTACAAGAATTGAGAAAGTCACAAAATTAAATATGCACTTGTGTCTAAAGTTTCTATCTTATAAGTTAGATAAGGCAGAGTTGAGAGCAAAGCAATTAGAAAAAATAAACAAACGTTATGGACGATAAAAAAGGAGTAGAGGCATTGTACAATATTATTGATTCTTTAAACGAGGAATTAAGTAGCAATCCATTTGTAAACAAAGTAACAGTAGGAAGACTAACCGAAATCGATTTGGCTAAAAATACTATATTTCCTTTGAGCCATATAATGCTAAATTCAATAAGACATAACGAAAATACTTTGTCGTTTAATTTAACAGTAATTAACTTAGATATAGTTAACATATCAAAGGAAGCTGAAATAGGCGTTTATGGGAACGATAATACTATGTATATACTATCTAACCAACTCTATGTTATTAATCGTTTATTGAGCCGTTTAAAGCAGTCTACAATATACAAAGACGGATGGGAGTTAGAAGGTAATCCAGATAGCGATGTAATAGATAAGGAGATGGAGAATATGTTAACCGGATATCAAACAGATATAACGATAAATGTACCTAATGATATATCTAAATGCTAAATATAAAATTTGAACATTTAGTAGATGCTATGAATGCCTTTGGAGATAAGGTTGTAGCAGATGCAAAGCAGAACTTAAAAGACAAAAAGAAAGTCGATACTGGTACACTTGAAAAAAGTGTAGTTAATAACGGAGTAAAGTTTATGCCTAGGTCTTTAAGTTTGAATATAGGAATGTCAGACTATGGAGGATTTGTAGATAAGGGAGTCAGAGGAGTAGGAGGAGTAAGAAAGATGACAAGCACCTTTAAGAGAACAAACAACAAGGGTAAGATGTGGAAGCAAAATGGAGGAAATAGTCCGTACAGTTTTAAAGAGGGAACTAAGCCAAGTGTAAAGCATTTTGTAGAGTGGAGTAACAAAAGAGGATTAAGTCCGTATGCAGTAAGAGAGTCAGTTTACCATCAAGGTATAAAGCCAAGTTACTTTTTAAAAGATGCTATAGAAGAGAATATAAAATTAATGCCAAAAGAAATAGCAGAGGCATTTGCTCTGGATGTGAAATCAACTGTAGATTTAATAATAAAATCAAATATAAAATAATATGCCAGCATCAATAAAAGTAATACTAGCTAGAAGTCCATTTGAAATAATTATAAACGAGGCAACTCAAGTAAGAACTAAAGTAGAGTTAAAACTTTGGAATAAAGGAGACACAGTCCCTACAGTACCAACTTATATAATGAGTGAGGCAATTGCATCTGTAACACAAACAGAAACAAACTATAATATATCTCCATTTATTTTAGAGTACATAGATAAATATGCTTTGAAATATACGAGTAATAATGTTACTACTGCTGGAAACAAAGAATGGTGCATAGGAGAATACAAAACTTATTATAGTACAGATGGAACTACATATACTTTATTAAGCACAATTTCTTTTGTTGGTGTAAATGGATATTCAACTGTAGAGGAGGGAATGAATTACGATATTACAGACCCATTCCCATACTTATTATTAGCAAATCCAAATTTAAAAGTTTACTGGAGTGATACAATACCTTATTATAATTTTATATGTAAAAATATAAATGATGTTTATACTGCAAAATGGTATGACAAAGCTAATGACCTTTTAAAATCACAAACATTTTATAATGGCCAAAATGATTTTTTTAATTACGCAATTCCTTTAGTATATAATGCAAGTGTTTATGTAGCAATAGTAGACGAAAATAACGAGCAGATATATAAAGTTGAAACAGTAGAAGTGTGTGAGCCTACATATCCAGTACAGGCTATGTGGTTTGTAAATAAGTATGGAGGCTGGAATCAATTTACATTTTTTAAAGCCAGTTATAATTCTATTAATATAAAAAATAGTGATTACGCATTAATGCAAAAGAATGTAAACTACGATGCACGTAGAGGCCAAACAAAGCCATTTAATATAAATGGTAACGGAAGTATAAAAGTAAATACTGGGTTTATTGCAGAGGAATATTTTGAGTTGATACAAGATTTAATGTTAAGTGATACAATTTTGCTTACAAATAGTGAAATACCAGTTACAATTAAAACTACTAGTATGCAAAAGAAAACATACTTAAAAGATAAAAACATAAACTATACTTTGGAGTTTGACTTTGCGAATAAACTAATTAACAACATCGTATAATGAAATTAAGCGTAGAGGTCTATATTAAAAAAAATACTTTAGTAATAGGAGGCACAATTAATAGCGATAATACTTCGCCATTTTTTACAGTCACTCCTAGTATAACTATGACTACTAATCAGTACGCTGGTTATTATATTAAAATGACTTCTGGAATCAGTAACAATTTAACAAGTTGGATTCTTTCAAACACTACAACAGTTTTAACTTTACAATATGATTTACCGGTACAAGCAACTGACACGTTTGAAATATATAGAAGTGATTATCAAAGACTAGATTTATTCAAAGACGAAAAAATTAGTATTACTTCCCAAATTGGGAACGCAAACGACATAGGTAAATTATACACTGACTATACACAGAGTTTCTCAATACCAGCATCAAATAATAACAATCAAATATTATCTCACTGGTATGAAAGTTCAATAGACAATGGATTTGACCACAGAATGAGATACGATGCTTATATCGAGATTAACACGCATAGATTTAGAAACGGAACTATTCAATTAGAGAAGGCAGACAAAAAAGATGGATTTATTGAAAGCTATTCAGTTACTTTTTATGGCAAACTAACTCAACTAAAAGATATAATTAAAGACGAAAAATTACAAATTTTAGATTTTTCAAGTTTTAATCACGAGTATAATAGTACAAATGTAAAAACTAGAATAACAACTGATATTGCTGGAGTCAAATACCCATTAATAGGAAATCTAAAAAAATATTATTACCAAGACCCATTAAGACCGACAGAAGACATAACTACTTTAGCTGGTGCTATTATATGGGAAGAGTTATTTCCAGCAATAAAAGTTTCAGATATATTTGCAAAAATACAAGCTAAATATGAAATAACATTTACTGGGAGTTTTTTTAATTTAGACCAATGGACAAAACTATATTTATATTTAAAACCAGCAGAAACAATAACTTTTAAAAGTGAACCTATATTATTAAATTTTTATGCATTATTACCCTCGTCTCCAGCATTTCCAGAAATAAATTTCGTAACAGATACTCTTACAATTTCTAATTCAAGTTATGTAACTTTTAGTAATACCACAACTTATGAAATAATATATAAAACATTATCTATTGCTATTACTTTTACACCTTCAAATATAACAACACCATATACTTTTTATGTTTATAGAGATGGAATACTTTTTTCTGCTTTAGAGTTAATAGGAGTTTCTACTGATTTGATTACAATAGATTATTTAATATCAAATCCAATAGGAAGTGGTCCGTCACATTCGTATACATTTAAAATAAGTTCTAGTAGTTCGATGACAATTAATTCTACTTTACGTTTAGTAAAAACAGAATTTTTAAGAAACAGAACTACAAATAACACTAGTTTTAATCAAATAGTCTCTTCAGCTATTAGTAATAATACTACAAACACTTATATTCCAATAGGTAATTATATGCCGGATATTAAAATTGTGGATTTTATTACTGGTATAATAAAGGCATTTAACTTAATGATTATTCCAAGACCGAACAATATTTATGAATTTATACCTCTTGAAATGTATTACAACGCTGGTAAAACATTAGATATAACAGAGTACACTTATGAAAACGAAATGAGCATAAATAAGCCAAAGTTATTCAAAAGTATAAACTTTAAATACGAGGAAAGTAAGAATATATTAAACAATGCCTACAAAGGTTTATATCAACAAAATTATGGAGATTTAATTTACAATTCAGATAAGATTACAGAGTCATCAACTTATGATATTAAACTACCCTTTGAGAATGTTTTATTTGAAGTTCCAAAGCAAGGCAAATTATTTCAGACTGCTACATTAGTAGATAAAGATGTAAAACCATATAAGCCAAAACCAATGCTTATTTATTGTAATTCGTTAGTAACTCCGTTAACTGGTGCTGATAGAATTTATATGACTAATTCAAGTGGAGCAGCAACACAAATAAGTAACTATAATCGTTTCTCAAATGAGTATGATAGTATGCCGACAGATGCAACTCACTCACAATTAATGACTATGAATTTTGGTAACGAGCAATCCAGTTGGCTAAATTTACTAGCCCCTCAAGGACTATATTATAGACACTATAAAAACTTTGTAGATAATCTTTATGATATTAAAACTAGATTAATAAAAGTAAAAGCATTACTACCGGCAAGTCTACTAGGAAGTACAGTTACAAATGGAGGAGGCATTCCTTTAGGAATTGCTTTAAATGATAGGTTAGTTATTAGAAATAAAAGATATATAATTAATTCATTTACTACGGATTTAACAACCGGAGAAACTGACTTGGAACTATTGACAGATTACAGAGGATTAAATGCTGCAAGTACAGTAGGATATAGAATAGCAAGTATGAATAATATTCAAACAAACAACCAAGCATTGACATTTCAAGTAGTAATTTATTTAAATGATTACGATACTTTTGATGTAAAATCACCGGCTGGATTCTTAACTTATACTGACTCAAATAATAATAAAACAGATATAGTATTAAGTGTTACAGTACCAGCAAATGCAACTGGATTAGACAGAAGCGATGCAGTAATTTTAGATTATAGAATAGGAGGAGTATCACAAAAATTAGAATATATAATGGTAACACAGACTGCAATATGATAGAGCAAATATTAAACCTACTAAAAGCATCTAGTCACTACGGACAAAGTGAACTAATAGAAATAGCAAAAGGAAAAAACAAACATCCAGAAACTTGGATGGAGGCATTTAAACAACATAAAAGACTATTGAAATGGCACAAGAAATAGATATTAATTTAAACGTAAATGCTCAACAAGCAGACAAGTCTTTAGGTAGTTTAAAAAGCCAATTAAGAGAAGCACAAGCAGATGTACAAACTTTGGCTGATAAATTTGGTGCAACTTCAAGAGAAGCAGTTGAGGCAGCTAAAAGAGCAGCAGAACTAAAAGACCGTATAGGCGATGCAAAAAACTTAACCGATGCATTTAATCCAGATGCAAAGTTTAAAGCATTAAGTGCATCACTTACTGGTGTGGCGAGTGGCTTTGCTGCTTACCAAGGTGCTTTAGGTTTAGCTGGAGTTGAGAGTAAAAAATTACAAGAGCAACTTTTACAAGTTCAGAGTGCTATGGCTTTGGCACAAGGTCTGCAAGGATTAGGAGAGGCAAGAGATAGCTTTCAACAATTAGGTGCAGTTGCTAAAAGTGTTTTTGCTGGAATTAAAAATGCAATAGGTGCTACTGGAATAGGTTTATTAGTAATTGCTGCTGGTGCTTTATATGCTTATTGGGATGATATTAAAGAGGCGGTTAATGGAGTTTCAAATGAACAAAAAAAGTTAAACCAATTAGCAGAACAAAATGTACAGACAGCAAATGAAAATTTAAAGTCTGCAAAGTCGATGGACAATACCTTAAAATTACAAGGCAAAAGTGAGCAGCAAATTTTAGATATTAAAATAAAAGCAACTCAAGCGACTATTGATGCAAATATTAGCAGAGTAAAAGGATTACAATTAACTAATAAACTAGAAGCAGAGGCTGCTCAAAGAAATTACGAAAGGTTAAAATCTTTTATAGACTTTGTAAGTATTCCGCAAAGAATATTATTTGAAACTGCTGCAACTGCAATTAATAAAATAATTGATTTAGCTAATAAAATCCCCGGCATTGAAATCAAAGGAAAGATAGATGAGAATTTTGCCTCAAAAGCTACTGACTATATTACTAAATTAGCTTTTGACCCAGAAAAAACTAAAGCAGAAGGGGCAGCAACTTTAAAAGCTACTCAAGATTCTATTCGTGAATTAACAAATGAAAGAGACGGTTATAGAGTTAGTAAAAATAAGCAGGATGCTGAGGATGCAGAAAAAGGCAAACAACATAAAAAAGACGAAGTTTTATCAGAGCACGAAAAATTAGAAAACTTAAAAAAACTAACAGACGAATATAATAAAAAATTAAGAGAAGAGGAAGTAATACCAGATGCAATAGACACAACTGGACTTGAAAATAAAGCAGCTAACGATGTTAAATTTAAAGAGGAAGAGTTAGAAAGACAAAGAGCACAAGAATTAGCACTTGCTCAAATATACTACGATAGTGTATCAGAAAGAGAAAAAAGAGAGGAAGAGGAAAGACAACGAAAAATACAATCATTCCAAGCTACAACAGAAGCAGTAGGAAGTATAGCAAAGAGTGGAGAGGAATTATTATCTTCAATACAAGCGACTGGATTAGCAAAAGGCAAAGCTGGTCAAGCAGCTATGAAAGCACTAGCTTTAGTTCAAATAGGTGTAGATAGTGCAGTCGCATTTTCAAAAATGATGCAAGGAACAGAACAAAGTGCAGCTGGTGCAGCAACTGGAGCACCCGGACCAGCAGCACCAGCAGTATATTTAGCAACTAAAATAGCATTTTATGCTACTGGTACGGCTACAATTTTGGCTAATATTGCAAGAGCAAAAGCATTACTTTCAGGCGGTGGAGGTGGTGGTGGAGGAGCAGCCGGTGGAGGTGGAGGAGGAGGAGCAGTACCACCAGCACCAAGTTTTAACGTAGTAGGGCCAAGTGGAGCAAATCAAATAGCAGAAAGTATAGGATTAAATAAAGAAACACAACCTTTAAAAGCATTTGTAGTAGGTGGAGATGTAACAAGTCAACAATCATTAAACAGAGGGATAGTTCAAAATGCAACTTTAGGATAAATAAACGTTATATAAAAAAAGAAATTAATATGAGACTAATAGAATTAATTATTGACGAGGATATGGAGTTATCTGGAATTGATGCAATTTCGATTGTTGAAAGTCCAGCTATAGAAGAGGATTTTATTGCTTTAAAAACAGAGCAAAAAGAATACAAGTTTGCGGAAGTAGACAAAGAGAAAAAAATCATTATGGGTGCTATGTTAGTCCCAGATAAACCTATCTACAGAAACGACGATAAGGAGGGAGAGTATTACATTTATTTTAGTAAAGATACTATTCGTAGATGTATGGAGATGTTCTTTCAAAATGGCAACCAATCAAATGCTACATTCGAACATATGGAGTCTATTACTGGTTTAACTATGGTAGAGTCTTGGATAGTAGAAGACACAGATAAAGACAAATCAAAACTTTACGAATTAAATGTACCAGTAGGAACTTGGATGGGAACTATTAAAGTTGCAAACGATGTTATCTGGAATGACTTTATTAAAACGGGTAAGGTAAAAGGATTTAGTATTGAGGGATATTTTGCAGACAAAGCAAAGACTCCACTTTCAAAAGTTGACGATACAGAAGTGCAAATACTAGCTGGATTAGAATTATTAGAACTTCAAACACTTTTAAACTATGGCAGATAAAGATTTTAAAACACCAAGTAGGACAAGTCCTAAAAACGACAAGAGAGGTTGTTTATGTCCAGATAATAAATACTCTAGGAAGTGTTGTGATGGCTCTTTACAAGCACAAGGAATAGGAACTATATACAAAAAAGCATAACGAAAATGCAAAAAAAAATATCAGTTCGTTATATGTTAAGAATTAATAAATTATAAATATGAAAAACACAGAAATTTTATCACGCATCAATGCGTTACTTCGCAGAAATGTAAAGTTAGAGCAGCAGACTCTAGATAACGGAACTGTTATTGAAGCAGATAGCTTTGAAGTAGGGCAGCCTATTTTTGCTATTGACGGAGATAATAAAACACCGTTGGAAATTGGGACTTATCTTTTAGCTGATGGAACTACTTTGGAAGTTTACGAAATTGGAATGATTGGCGAGTTAGCTTTACCTATTGCAGAAGTAGGAGAGACTGAAATGTCAGCAGACCCAGAAGAGGAAGCGACAGAGGAAGCACCATTAGAAGAGGCTGCACCAGAAACAGAAGTAGAACTAGAAGCGGTACCAGCTACACTAGAGGAAATCCTTACTAAAGTAATGGAAGCACTACAACCTAAAATGGACGAGCTACAGGCTAAATTAGACGAAATGGCTATGGCTCATTCAAAGATGAAAGAAACTCTTTCAAGTGTATCTAAAAAAGCAACAGTACACAAACCAGCAGACGCTAAAGTAAATTTAGGGAAAGCAAACACTAAACAAAATATCTCTGCTACAGAAGCGAGAATAATGTCTTTATTATCAAATTAAAAATTAAACTTAAAAAATTAAACTTAAAAAATTAAAAAAAGATGCCTAGTCAACCAACAATTACATCAAACTACGCTGGCGAATTTGCTGGCAAATATATCGCAGCTGCGGTATTAAGTGCGAACACAATCGCAAACAATGGAGTAACAGTTATTCCAAACGTAAAATACAAATCAACAGTAAAAAAAGCAGTTATCTCTGGATTAGTAGCAGATGCAACTTGTGATTTTACAGATGCTGGAACAGTAACCTTATCAGATAAAGTACTGACAGTCAGTGAAAAACAAGTAAATTTGAGCTTGTGCAAGACTCCATTTGAGCAAGATTGGCAAGCCGCCGAAATGGGCTTTAGTTCTTTCGATGTTATGCCAGCAACCTTCTCTGACTTCTTTATTGCTAAAGTATTAAAAGATATTGCTATCGATACTGAAACTTTCTTATGGAATGCTACAAACGGATTAGGTAAATTACTTAAAACAGACGGAGCAACTGTAATCGGAACTCCTTTGACAATTACTTCTGCAAACGTAATTGCTGAAATGGGTAGAGTAGTAGACGGTATTCCTGCTGCACTTTATGGAACTGAAGACTTAAGAATATATGTATCTCAAAACGTAGCTAAAGCATACGTAAGAGCATTAGGAGGTTTCTCTGTAGCTGCTACATCAAACGCTGGTGTTAACGCTGCTGGTACAACTTGGTACAATGGTCAAGAATTAACTTTTGACGGAGTTTCTATATTCGTTGCAAATGGTTTACCAGCTAACACAATGGTAGCTGCACAAATCTCAAACCTATTCGTAGGATTTGGATTGGCTGACGATGCAAACGTTGTTAAGACTATTGATATGGCTGACATCGACGGAAGCAAAAACGTAAGATTTATTGCACGTTTCTCAAGAGGCTTACAAGTAGGTATCGGAGCAGATTCAGTTACTTACGGAATAGCATAATTAAATTAAATGCCTCTCTGAAATAGGGGAGGCTATTTATTAACTTTTAAATAAAAAAAATATGAGTACTTGCTTAATGGCATCGGGTAGAAAACTACCTTGCAAAGATGTAGTAGGAGGAATTAAGACATTATACCTAGCAGATTACGGTACACTAGGAACTTTAACTATAACTGCTGGTACATTAACTGCGGTTAGTGGAAGTGGTACAAACTGGTATAAATACGATGTAAAGGGTGGGAATAATTTAGAGCAAACAATTACGTCTAGTGACGAAAATGGAACTACTTTTTATGCTCAAACAATTACTGCGGTATTGACAAAAATGGATGTAGCTACGCAAGTAGAATTACAAAAAGCTATTTCTCAAAGACCACACGCTTTTGTAGAAGATAATAATGGTAATTATTTTGCAGTAGGTTTAACTAGAGGATGTAACATAAATGGTACAGTTTCAACTGGTACTGCATTAGGAGATATGAATGGATATACTT